AATTATAAACTATGTCAGATTTATTAATAAATACCCAAGACGCCTACACAACATGGGGGGTAAGAATGGGAGAGGGCTTTCTTGATGTACTTGGGGCATCGTCACCCATGAAAGAATTTATAGAAAATAAGTCCCGGTTGGAACATGGAAAACGTGTGATAATCAATGACCCCAAAATAGATGAACGGGAAATAACACTTTCTTTTACAATTGAAGGAAATTCCCAATCCGACTATCAAGCAAAGAAAAAAGCTTTCTTTGAAGAATTGTATAAAGGTGTGGTTGATATTCAAGTTCCGGCTAACAGTAATGAGATTTATCATCTGATTTATCTTGGGAAAAGCGTTGCTTATGCACAGAGTTTAGACCATACTTTCGGAAAAATTTCAGCCAAGTTTAACGAGCCGAACCCGGCAAACAGAACCTAATTCACGACATTGGGTTTATTGTCGTGTATATGAGTGTCCAAAATAGGGCACTCTTTTTTTTATCTGCGAACTTTGGATGCGTTATGGTAGACATCAAAGACATATCCGGTAAGACAAGATTTTCGACCCCCATTAATGTCGGGGCTAAAGGCAGGTTTACCCTGATGAAGGAAGACTATATCATCCTTCCGTTCAGTGTTCCCAACCCGGTGTATTTCAAGCTCGGCGACTACGTGGATTTGTCGGGAGTGCTTGACGAGTCCCTGGGCGGACTGCTGTCCAAGGTCTATGAGATAGTGGATTTGCAGAAACCTGCCTTCAACGCTTCTACCGGGGGATATGACTATAAGCTGCGCATGGACGCGTATTACTGGAAGTGGAAGAACAAGATTTTCAAGTACACTCCCGAACATGCCGGCCATGAGGCTTCATGGTCTCTGACCGCACCCCTTGACGTGCAGCTCGGCGTATTCCTCCGCAACCTGAAGGCACTCGGATATACATACAAGGGAAAGGAGTTTGAGTTCCGCATAGATTCCACAGTGGAGAACAAGGCCGTTGCGATGAGGTACGACAATATGAACCTTCTTGACGCCCTGTTCTCCATGGCCGATAAGGAGAAATGGGACTGTGACTGCTGGATAACGGATAACATAATCCATTTTGGGCGAAATGAATATGGTGATTCCGTCAGAATCGAGTTAGGGGTTGAAGCGTCAGCCATGACCCGCAGCGACAGCAAAGGTACTTATGCGACCAGAATCTATGCGTTCGGCTCTACCCGGAATATTCCGGCAGACTACCGTCCCGTGGACGAGCAGACGGTTGTCAACGGCGTAGTCCAGCGCAGGCTGATGCTTCCCGCGGACACGCCTTACATTGATGTGTATCCCGACATGTCCGAAGAGGAAGCGATAGAGGACATTGTCGTATTTGAAAATGTCTATCCCCGGCGTACGGGCACATTATCCGACGTGCATACCCGCACCGAAGAGGTGAAGGACGAGAACGGCACGAAAGAGACCGTCACCTACTACCGCTACAAGGATACCGGGCTGGAGTTCAAGGATGAATATCTTATCGAAGGTCAGGAACTGAGAATCCGGTTCCAGTCCGGCAAACTTAACGGCATGGAATTCGGTGTCATTTTCAATCCCGACCCCAAAGACGACATGCGCGGCGCGCAGCTTTGGGAAATCGTGAGAAACGAGGATTACGGGCGTATGCTTCCCGATGATACCCTTCGTCCGGAAAACGGCGACGAGTATGTCCTTTCCGGTTTCAATATCCAGCTTGTGTCTGACAGATATACCCCAGAAGCCGAACAGGAGCTTAAGGGAAAGGCGCAGGAGTATGCCGACCGACGCAAAAGGGATGACGGTACATATAACACGACCCTTGATTCCGAATGGGTGTATAACGACCGGCTGAGACGCTTCTATGAGTTCGGACAGAAAGTGTTCCTTGTAAACAGGGCTTTTTTTGAGAACGGGCACGACAGCCGCATACTCGGCTGGGAGTTCAACCTTGACAAGCCTTGGGACAGCCCTGCATACATAATCGGCGAGAGCATGCCCTATTCCCGTATCGGGGATATGGAAGACAAGATTGATTCCCTGACCTACAAGGGGCAGACATATACCGGCGGCGGAAACGGGGTCTATATAATCAGGACGAACGATACGACAGCCCCTTCCGATAGCAATGTATTCTCGGCACGCAGGTCTTTGGTCACTTTCTTAAGGAAAGACAAGTCCGATAAGACTGAATATCTTTTGAAACTCCTCGCAGGCGGCGAGTTCGGCGAATTCGTAGACAGTATGATTGCCGGCAAGGGTGCAGGGATATTTCCTGATGGCCGGGCACAGGTAGAACGGTTGGAAGTGCGCGGTTCACTGTCAGTGCTTGACTTGATAATAAACCAGATTCAAGGAATGGAGTCTGATTACTCCTTCACCGAGATTGGTAAGATAGAATCCGTGGAGGATTTGGGAGAAAACACCTACCGTCTGAGCATCGAGAAACGCACGGACTTCGACTTCATGAAGTTCCAGGAGAATGATGTCTGCTTCTCCATCATTAACACACTGCTTACGGGTGGTTCCGAGTATTATACAAGCTGGATGCGTATTCTTACCACCAATGCGCAGGAGAATAGCATAACGGTCGTGCTCTACCCGGACAGCGAAGTGCCGGGCGGCACGAACTATCCGCCGTTGGCCGGTTACAACGTAACCCGCAGGGGTAACAGTACGCTGCCTGAAGCAGGCGGCTTCAACGAACGGGCACAGTCGTGGATGATTTCTTCGCGTGAGGGTCGGATTATGTTCTTGTCCAATGTTTATAAACCGATATTGGAGGACTACAACTATGCGCTGACTATCGGAAAACTCCCTAACATCAAGGCACTCGAAAAACTGCCGGTGACAACCGAAGATGTTGGCATCGTTGCACAGACGGTCATTGCCGAGAAATTCTATCAGTTCGATTATAACGGTGATGTCGTTCCCAACAAGGTAGACCGGGGTGTCTGGTCTCTGGAAACGGCCCAGAGCGGTGCTCCTTACCGGTTTGTTCAGTACGAGCTGTCGAAGCCTTCCGGCAGCGAATATACCTTGTTGGAACAGCATACGGTCTACCACCTTGGCTGCAAGTGGGGGTGTCTGAAGGACAAGACAACCGACGAACCGAAATGGAACTCCCCTTCATGGGGACTCCTTGAGGGCGACAGCAGGTATTCGCTCCAGCTCTCCCTTTCAGGCGGGGAGGCATTCGTCATAGGCGGTGTGGATACGGTAATGTCCGGACGTATATATTTCGGAACTACGGATATAACGGATGATGTAATGGCGGACGGTGCCACCGAAGTGGAATGGTTCCGTGACAGCGGCAATGTTCCGGCGGACAACCTCTGGACGCCAGAGTACGTGGATGGCAACAGGCTTGCCATCCATATCGACAACGGGAACCAGCACGGGGTCGGTTCAGACTTCGGCTTTGTAAGCAGGTCCGTTGCCTTCGTATGCCGGGTATTCATTCCGGTTGAAGGGGAAATGCAGCAGATAGAACAGAGATTTGGTTTTGACATATTATAACTATGGGAATAAAGAGTAACAAACAGCAGGGGCGTATTTATGTGAGTCCCCTTTCCATCCAGGGAGAGATAATTGTACTGTCGGGCAGTCCCGTGCAGACCTATGACAAGCAGTTGCGGGAATACAGCCCCGACCGGACCCTGACACCGCTGGTCATCGTGCCGAAGGTATCGGCATTCGACGAGAAGACGGTATTCGGTGAAATGGAACTCACGGGGGTGGAGTGGTTCGAGGGTGCGCCCCGTGACAAGTCGGCCAACCGCATCGTCGAGGGTGAGTATTACAGCATTTCCGACGGCAGCGGCGGTGTGCCCAAATACGCGCTTACCATCCGGAAGAACACGCCGCCGGAGAAGCCGGTGGAGTATTTCGGCATCGCGATATTCACGGACCCTCGTACGAACCGCGAGGTCCGCTGTGAACGGAGCGTGAAGTCCTATGCGCACCTTTATGACAACAAGGCGTATTCGCTGCGTCTGAAGGGGGATTCCGTGATGGTGACCGACCCGCTTCGCCTGGCCGACCGTTCCGGCTATTGGGACAGGGAGATAGAACCGCAGCTCTATACAGGCACTGAACCGGTGGATGATGAACATGCCGCATATTTCTGGGACATTCTTGAAAACGGAGCATACCGCCCGGTTACACCGGATGACCCCGGTATTGTCTGCCATGATGTGAACGGTGTATATACAAGAAAGCTGATGTATCAGGCGAAATATGTCACCGGTGCAAGCTTCCGTGTTCGTGCGTGTGAGTATGCGGGTAGCAGACCGCAGGCACCTACGGACGGGCGGCTGGAAAAGGTTATTGAGGTAAAGACGGAGATGGCAGCTTCCCTCAATTGCGAAATTATCCAGACGAAAGGCTTCACCCTTTCCGATGATATGAAGCAGCCGAGCGCCTATGAGGTACGCATCTTCGACAACCGCCGCGAGTACGGTACAGAGTACGATGACCTTTTCCGCATCACATGGAAAGGCCAGAGTGCGAAGCCGGGCGAGCCGGAGAAGGTGCTGGCAACCGGCGGGCGGACGCTGGAGTTCATTCCCGCGGACAAGGGTTTCCCGGCAGGACATATCTTCCAGGTGTGGGCGGAAGTGGGGCTTCTCACAGGTGAGTCCCTGATGGGCGACGAGGAAGGTGCCGTTATATCCTCGCAGGTTGACGGACAGACGGTATTCATTGCCACGGGTCCGGTATATGAATAATTGAGTAATAACTTTAAACTTTAATCAATATGTACGTAATTGTAGAAAAGGCAAAGCTCGAAGGCAAATTCTTTGGGATAATGAATACCCTTCCGGATGGCAGGGTGTATATTCCTATCAGTGAGATGCGGAATGTGGGCACTCTTCTTGACATCGACATCATCGGTTCTGCGCGTGAGTTAAAGGAGTTGATTGATAAACAGCAGGAAGCGATGCAGGGTTCAGAGGACATCGACCCCGGTTTCAGTGTGACCGGTCCGGAACAGCCGGCCGGGGCAAAGACTGACGGAAAAAGGAAAGGAGGCCAGCGATGAATCAGAATCAAGTGACCGCTTCACTGGCTATCGTGGCGGTGAGCAACGGGACAACCGTCAACGGGTATGTACGCGTAGACAATGGTCCGCTTATCCAGGCATGGACAAAGGGAAGTGACAAGTATACGCCGGACTTTGAAGCGTTGGCGGAGGACAAACGCCCTATTGTCATTGTCGTGTTACGTGACGTGAGCAGCGGGCGCATCCTCATCCCTTCCAGGCTTGTTTTCAAGTACAACGGTACCGAACTTGCATTCGGGGAGGACGGGCTGTGCAATACGGAACAGTTTGTCGGCATGTTCAAACGCGTAACCGGATACAATGTAAGTGTGGACTCGCAGTCCTATCCCATGACCGGACTTCGCGTCATGAAGAACCTCGTACCCATTTCCGGATATGACAATGACCGTATAACTGTTTCCGGGGAAGTTGAAATTGGCGGGCATACGGTCGCATTCAACGAGCTTGCGACGGATGTTGTTATCCAGGAATCATCGGGTAAACAGTATGAGTTATTCATCACTTCAGACAAGGGTACGCAGATAATCAATCCGTCCGAAGTGCTGACGTTGAAGGCATCGCTGTACAGTGGCGGAGACCTTATCAACGATTTGGGGAACATTACGCTCCAATGGAAGAAGCAACTGCCATCGGGAGAGGCCAACCTTGGTACACAGGGAATCCAGAACATTGCCGCGAATGATATTGACGGTTCGCTGGTGGTAAGTTGTGAGGCTGTGCAGAATGCGAAGGTCATTGCCAAGGGCTTCATTACCGTGTTCGACCTTAGCGACCCTATACTGGCGGCATTCAAGGTCAAGGGGCTTGCTTCTGACGGGCAGATATATCCTGGAGAAACGGGAACTCTTATTCCGTATGCCTATAAACGCCAGTCCGGAGAGGAAGTGGCGGTGGCAAGCTGGGACTTCGCCACATTCGACGGTGAAAACAATCCGTTCACGCTGTCGGGCAAGGATAGCAACAAGTTCCAAGGAAAGGATATTGCACTGACCTATACGGATGCGGCGCGGGCCAAGACATTCAGAGTAATAGCAACGAATACAAATCCCATTGAGCTATGATGACAACGGCGGTTTTGAGTGTCGTGGCGGTACGTGAGCCTGACCCGGTGGAATACGTTGACATCGAGTGCCAGCCGGCTGCCATCTCTGTGGACTGTAACAATGTACAGATGGTGCCGCTGAAGCTGAAAGCCCTGCACCGCAGCGGGGCTGATGCGGCCCTGCTGGATGTATTCTGGCGGCTGCATGTCCAGTCGGCCGGCAAGGACCTCGGTACGGCGGATTCCCCCGGTGCATCGTCCGAATGGGAATACTACCTTCCGTCTGACAAGTGGGGCAATGCGGATTCCGTGATTGTGGAAGCGTACCGTGATAGTGCCCGCGAGACCCTTCTTGCTCAGAAACGGATAAGTATTGTGCGGCAGAATCCGTCCCCGTTCCCGGTCGAGGGTGACTGGAAACCGCTGCCGTTCAAGTATAAGAATGGGGAATATTTCCTGGATAAGGAGAAGGGGTTTGTATTCATGTGGATGAATCCGGTGGCCGGAAACAGCGAGATGCACCCGTTCGACGACGTGGCCCAGAACCCGGACACTACTTCCTGGAAATCCATCCAGGAATACCCGCTACTGGGTACGCAGCTTTTGCTTGCCAGGAAGATAGACGCAGACCTTATCGACGTGGATAACCTGAAGGTGAAGCACCTGGATGGTGCAGACGGAACTTTTACAGGTGATTTAAAAAGTGGTAGTGTCAATATTGCCGGCGGGAAAACCCTTCTGAATAAGGATGGAAGCGGGAAATTAGCCAATGGAGCGGTAAGCTGGACAAAGGAAGGTGATGTGGACTTTTCGGGAAAGGTGCATTTGAATAAGGTCACTATAGAGAGGGGTGTTACCCCTGATATTGTCGGAAACGGGCAGATGTGGAAACTTCCTGATACGGCAGATACCTTTATGGACCACATGGTACTGACCGGTGGCTTACCCCAGGTGGCTTTGTCCCCTAATTACGATTTTTGGGGCGGGCGTTCACTCACCATTTTTAATGTCAGTGATACGAAAGTAAAGATATGGGGAAGTGGCGACCCCGGTATATATATTCCTGCATACGGCTGTGCTCATTTGGAATGTATTGCATCGATAGGTGGTGCATGGGCACAGTGGAATGTATTGGGAGTTTCAGATACGAGTATTATGGCATTCCCGGTTGCGTAATTAAAAAAAGTATTGTATGGATATGTTTTCAAGAATTAACGACAAGCTGCTGCATTTTCTTGCATGCCTTGCCATCACGCTGACAGCGGGTGAACTCTGTGCCGTTACGGCAGGCGTGACGAAAGAAGCCGCTGACTGGATGTATAAGAAGAACTGCAAGGTCGGTTCGGGATGGGACTGGCTGGACATACTTGCGGATGCTGCCGGCATAGCGGTCGGCAGCGTATTAAGGAGATTGGTATTCGATTATTAATGTAATAAAAAGGATTATGTTAGACACATTATTGGTTGCGCTGATTATCTCAGTAGATACCGCGCAGGTAAAGGATTTTCCGCAGAAGGCGGAAGTCGAGTTCAAGAAAAACGATTTAAAAGAGAACATCATTAAGTCAGCCTTGAATTTCCATAATAGCGGAAAGAAGGACGACAAGACCTGGAACTGGAAGATTCAGGATGTGGTGTTCAAAAAGGATTAAAGCAATGTTCAATTTAAATTCAAACAATCATCATGGGAGCAATTAAAACTATGAAGGAAGTCGAAAGCGCACTTCCCCAGAAAAAAGAGATAAATTATGTACGTGCTTTGGACAAAGAAGGCAACCCGATTTTAATCAATAAAGAGGACCTGGCGCAAGTTGTGGGAGAACTGTTATGGAAAAAATTACGTGTCACAAACTCTTTTGCAATCCATTATACCCATCAAATCCAATGGAACGGAGTAAGTCTCAATATCATTGGAAGCCATAATTTCTACAACGTAGGGGTTCGATTGGCAACCTACGCAAACAAAGTACCTTCCGATGGAATAGTCGGAGAGTTTTATTCCATACCATCCGGGTTTACCGATATAAAAGTGGTTTATAAGAATTGGGATGTTTACGTAGTATTCACTGTAGTACAAGGGCAATCTGTTTACTTTAAATACGATTGCAGTACCCAATGCGATATAATTAAAGATATTGGTTTCATAGACGAATCATACAAGGAGATAAAACCTATTGCATAATAGTGCAATCTGCCAGTCCGGTAATTTCATCATCTTGTGTAGCCATATCGTACATTGAATCTCTAACTATCAGTTCTCTGACAATAGTTCTATCACCTAATGAATTGTCCGAAGTCAAGTATATGGATATTCTATGGTCAGTTTCGTATTTCATTTTTAGGTATGTATCGCTATTGGGTTGTCCATATAGGTATTTGACATATACTTTTGTAGAATCTTGTAATTCCATAGTATTACCAGCAATGTAAACGCAAAAATCACTTAATGGTTCACCTGTGGATATACATGATACTCTGATAGCAAAAGGAGCCCATTGGGAAGATGATGAACGATATAGTAATACGCTACGTTTGCCTTCTGATTTTATCTTTGTTGTTGCAAACTTGGAATTACTTAATCCGTCTTTCTCAGGAGTTACAACTGGTATCAGTTCTCCCACATCCGTAAATCGACGTGGGAGAACTGATACCAGTGGCTACCTTTCAAAAGAGTGGACTTTGGGATAAGAAAATGGTCCCGGTTTGGATGAATGCAAAATGCTTATTAATGACTGTAAGTCAAGAGTGTGTTGTCAACTTCTTAGTCTCAACCCGGCACACTTATGTAGCCCAGAATACGCTTGCTGTTGTACAGGTTATGTATGGCGTAGATGATACATATATTTCGGTTCGCTATCGCTACTTAATCCCTAAAAGTCATGAGCTGATTCTCCTTAATTTAAAGTATAAGAAAACAGAAGATAACCGCTTGAATATCTATATTGAAAGCAATGACCCGGTAGTTTCAATCCTATCTACATCAGATTTATCGAGACTGGAATTAAAGAATGTACTAATTACTGAATTTCCCCAGGATGCAATAGATGCTGTTGAAGTATGATTTGGCTATTTTGGTCGGGAATATAACTTCCCGGCCAAAATAATTGATTAAATGCTTTGCTGATTGAATGTAAAATTGTTCCATGAGGACCAAGGCCCATTATTCCAACTTACCCGTATACAAATTGTTTTTCCTTCTAAATCAACACCCGTTTGAATAGTTAAAGTCTTAGTATTAAATACAAGTAATCCACCGTAATTGAATGGCATAGTGGTAGAATTCCCCACGTCATACATTCCACTTGTACGTATGTCATCGGGGGACATTTCTCCTTGAATTATATCACGCTGCATAAATGGAAAAAGTCCTAAAGAAGTGAACAGTTCTCCCACGACATTGGTTTAAATATATGGTATGCCAGATATAAATGTATATAATTTTACGATTATAAAGGAATAAAAAGATACCTGGTTTTAGCCGTGTGGTAGAATGTGGGTAGATTTTATAGGTTCTACTGATATTCTACTGCCATAGTTTGGCAGCCCTTTCCTGGTAAGATATTCCCTACTCATAAATTTCTTGTTTACTTTCGCTGAAAAGTGATTGTAAATGAGTATATTTGTCATGTTTTATTGGTTAACGCCCATGAACGTGTCTTTAACAGGATGCGTTCGTG